CCTTTTTTAAATTTCCTAGGACGGACTAGGTGAAAATGGTTTCTTTTTATATCCCGACTACTTTTTTTAGAAGTAGACTGATTGTGTTCCAGGCTGGAACGCAACACCGAGACCGGTCAAGATAATTACGTGGTAGTAAAGATTTGCACCAAAGATGTTATCTACAACGCCATAACGGGTTAATAGACCAACACGAGGAGCAAAATCATTAGGACCAATAGTTCTCTGAACCATTACCGGAATATACGGACAATAGATGATACCAGTGTCGTAGAATTCCGGACCCTTGTAACCAAGGAGAGCGTACTCGAGACGGGTTGTGCGTGTTGTACCAGCGGGGAACCCACCGTTACCACCGAAGTTTCCTCCGGCGTTAGCTTCAGCCTGTGCTTCTGTACGTGTATCGCGGTATACGTTAAAACGACCAGCAAGTGAACCTACCTTGGCGACGCCAACGGGTTGTGTGTTAACATTACCCTGGACCGGAACCCACTGGAATTCGGGCAGCATCTCAAGAATGGCGCACACACGAGGTGTTGCCACAATGAAATTTGCCGAACCACGGCGGTTACGGACAGCGATTCTGTTAGCTTCAACAATTAGTCTCTGATAGAAGTCGCGATTGCGCTCAACGAGCCAACGGCCGTCTGCGGAGGCAGGGGACCAGACTGAGAAGCCTGTTCCTAAGCCAGCGTTTAGGGCTGTCTGGATCATACGAATGATCATTTCACGGTCGATTTCGGCCTGCAACTCATACGACATAGCGTTGGTGAGTTCGGTATCGATATCAATGCCGTTCATGTTCTTAAGATCCTGCTCGAGTTCAACAGACCAGCGGGCAGCGAGCCTACGAGTACCAGCCTCAACGGCTGTCTTTTCGAAGCTAACTACGACCTGGGGAATGTTTGAGGTTAACTCAAAGTTGGCTAGCAACTGAGCAACACCCTGATCCTGAGCTTTTACGGAGAAGAAACTGTTACCCGAGAGGGCAGCAGAAGAAACACCAGTAAAGCGTGAATCGAGGTATTGGTAACCTAATTCGGCACCAGAAGACTGTTCCTGGGGACCACCAGCAAAAGAACCATTGGCTAATGAGCCATCTGATCCCTTACCGTTAGTGCCACCGAGAGCAGTACCTTCGTACTTATAACGTAGAGCAAAAGCGAGACCTACAGGACCGCTCATGGGCTGAACACCAACGATTTCGTTAGTGATCAACTCAGGGAACGTACGGCGGATCATCGGGATTAGAATCTTCGGAAGACGCGAATCGTTAGGAGCATAAGCGCTATCATTCTGGGAGGGGAACTGATTACCGCGGCCACCAGCATCAATTGTGTTGTTGCTGAATACTCCGGGGGTTCCACCAGCGATGTTGCTAGCTTCAAAACACCACTTCTCTTGGTTTTCCAAGAGGATGGCAGTGTTCAAACGAGTGTGATCATCTTCAATCGCGGCAACATTGTTCGAAGAGTAATCCAATACTGGACCCCATTTTTCGAGCAATACTTTCGCGCGAGACTCATCGATGTAAGCCTGTGTAGGACGAATTTGTTTTGACATATAATAATAATTTCCTATGTAACTTGTCGACCTTTTATAAACTATTCAGGGGCAGAGCCCTCAATTAAATCTTTATTAAAAAATTAGTATTTTTTAAGCTCGCTCATGTAGAGACCAAATGATGGTGCAACTTCTTCATTTGCGGGCTCAGAAACCTTCTCTTCAATAACAGGTCTGTCAACAGTGGTTGATACAGATTCTGTTACGGCTTCTGTTTTAAGATTCGAAAGCCGCTCTTCTTCAGTTTTCTCAAATAAATTGAGTGTGTAATCAAAGTTTTCTTTAATGAATTCAGCTGACTTACCATCGAGCATTTTCTTCATGTAAGTTTTTTTATCTTCATCGAGATTAGAAATTTTTCCTTCTAAGACAACCTTAGAAGTCAACTTCTTATTCTCTTCAGTTAACTTTGCAACCTGCTTAATAGCGGCTTCAAGCTGACTAGCAGCTTCATCAATTTTTGTCTTTCCATCAACAATAGCATCGCGAATATTATCTTTCGCGAGAATCATGTCAACAGAAAGAACCTTGCGAAGATCTTCGAGAAGCCCAACAGCCCTCTTGTTCTTCACAGCTTCATTAATAGCAGTAGTAGGTAATTTCTCATCGATATAAAGATCGAGGAATTTACTTACT